CGCCTTTGTCATCAACAGGCTGTTGTACCTTATGTTTTGCCATCGTTATCTCCTTGTTAGTTTCGTTGATAGAAAAATAGCCCTACAGACCTTGGTTTGCTCAAAGTCTGTAGGGCTAACGAATGGTTACGGCTTGATTTTCTTGAGTTCGTCAAGGAAATCCTGAGCCACTAGTGGCTCACTCTTCGACGGAGGGGTTGGTGCCGAAGTCGGCTCCTTAGCGGCAGACTGTGCCGCCACTACCTGCTCAACCTGCTCCTCCAGCGTTTGGGCTGGTGCCGCACCATCGGCGGGCTTGCGGAACTCGTTGATGTCGAAGCCGGTGTCGTCACTCTTGATGACGCCAAGGTGCTTCTTCAACTCAACTTTCATTTCATCTGGAGACTGTAACTTCCGCAAGGCCCCAAGGTCATGCAGTGTTGCGAGCCACTGTTCAACCTGGTCGGGGTCGCCCAACGGGGACGGCTCCTGGAACTTGCTTTCGTTATAATCCGGGAAGGAGTCCTTACCGGGACGGACGGACTTGATGATTTTGAAGTCCCGGCCATTCTTGATGTCAGTGATGTCACCAAGGCCCTTCTCTTCGTTAGCCTTGTCGCCAACGATGGCTCGGACAATGCGTTCATGAAGCTGAACGCCAATGGAAAGAATCTTAGGACCGATGTTCTTCTGGACTTCGCCAGTCTTGGGGTCAACCTGCTGACGAACGATGCAGTTGTAGTAGTACCGCTCGAACGCCTTAACTTCCCTAGCCTGGTCTTGAAGTTCCTTAGCCCGCTTCTCATCAGCGTCTTCGGACTCTTTCCAAAGCTCACTGTTATACTTGCAGATGGGGCAAGGGCACTTCGGGTCAGCGTCACGCCAGAATGTCTTACCCTGCGGGGTTACAGTAAGTACCCTGGGGCAGTGCAGGTTGCGCTTGTTGACCTTGTGGATACGGGTTGCACAATACAGCTTCTTGCCCTTAGCGGGCGGTAGGATGCGAACTACCACGAAGCCAGCCTTTTCTGGCATACGCACCAAATCCGACAAGAAATCGCCGCCTTGACCTTGTTCAAGACGCTCGCTCTCTTGCGAAAGTGCTGCCATATCCAGCACATCGTAATTCTGAGCCATCGTAATCTCCTCGTTTGTAAAGTTACTTAACGTTGTTGTAGTTACAATCCATTTGTAACTTGTTCTCTTTTATCACAATCGACTCATCCTTGCAATATATCTATCCAAAAATAACTAAAATTATTTGCCAAAAGTGTCGAATGGGTCACTACTATACAGTATGAGAAAACTTACGGAAGCACAGGCACAGTCTTTATTAGATGCTTATTTTGCAGGAGAAACAGTAACCGCTTTGAGAAACAAATATGGCATAAGCAATGCCTTAATCAGCATGCTGGTGCGTGGGCAGGTGCGTCCAAAATTACAAAGGCCAAACAACACAGACGAAATAATTGCAAACCGACCAAGAGAGGGTGGAAAAATCACTTTTATTCAAGCAAAAGATATATTGTCAAAGTATTTAGCTGGAGAAGATACTATCAGTCTTGCTCAGCAATATAACACTACGCCTTCAAACATTAGAATGCTCATACGAGGACATTCTTGGAAATCACTAAAGCCGCCACAAACGCCTCACCGCCAGCCATTTTATTATCGCAACCAAAATTTGCCAGCATTAACAAAACATCAAGAGAACATGATTACAGGGTCATTATTAGGTGATGGTTGGCTCACAAAAGATATTGGCAAAAAAAATTCCAGATTTAGAAAACAACAAAAACAATTAGAACATATTGAGTGGCTAAACAAAGAACTAAGCCCATACAATTGCGAAAAACCATATGCCACCACGTCAGATAATGAAATTGTTAATCACAAAGGGAGAATGCCAAGTTCAATTAAAACAGAAAGGAGAATTGTCGGCTATTGTATGTCAACTATTGCCCATCCAACATTTACTACACTCCGACAACAGTGGTATCCCAAAAACAAAAAAACAATTCCAGACACACTATCTCTAAACTCAGAAATTCTTGCCATTTGGTATGTTGATGATGGTTGCACATCTTACAAAAATAGATTTTGCAATTTATCCACTCAGTCATTTACATTTGCCGAAGCAGACCGACTAATTGAAATACTAAAAAGAGACTTAGAATTAACAGGAAGAGTAGTCAAAACAAAGTGCATTTCTGGAAAAAAACCCATTATACGCTTTTCTGGAGATAATTACGACCGCTTCCTTGATTTGGTAACACCATATATCACATGGGACTGCTTTGACTACAAAATCAAACATAGACACAAAAATCAAAAACGGCCACGGTCAATCACTTCCAGGTCATCGCCACGAAGCATAGACTAAGCCACGCCCTAGCCATTTTCTTCAGAACTTCTACCCAGTCGCTCTCTCCTAGTAGGCATAGCCGCATCTAAATCTCCCCCATCTACTCCGGGCGTTGCATAATAATTTGGATTTTGGCTTCCAGCCCGCTCCCAACGACCATGCCAATAACCTCGTAGAGACTTGCCTAATAAGTTATAAGATTTTAAGAATGTTTCTAATGAAGCATATACTTCTGGGTCTTTGGTTTTTTGTGCAGCAGATACAATCATATCAATAGTATTTGTTCCACCCAAACTTGGACCTTCTGCTTTTGCTTCGAAAAAACCTTCTCGCACAATTTTATCATAAAGAATGTAAAAGCTCATCACTTATGTATCATCTATCTATATTTTTTTTTATAACGTCCTCTGGATTGGGCACCTTAGCCCTCTCTTCCTCCGTCAACCCGCTCAGGTACTCTTCTTCTAAAGCCTTTAGAATCTCCAGGTTATGTTCTAAGGACTTGCGGATTTCAACTTGGTCGGCTTTCTCCTTAGAGATAAAAGGCTTGGGTTTGTCCCTGTACTTTTCCTCTAAAACGTCCTTAATCCGCTGCTCCTTCGCCTCCTTGCGAATGCTCTCCCTGCGGGCAAGAACCTTCTTTCTAACTTCCCGCTCACGTTCCTTCTTCTTGGCAAATTTCTTTTGTGCTTTTCCCATGTTATCTCCTTGCTCGAATGTCTGGCATGTCGTCGCTTCGTTCGGCCTCAAACATTAGTCTTGGGCCGTCATTTTGTCTGTTAAAGTTGCCGCCAATCAGGTTAATGTCAGCCGACACAAAGAAATCTGCCGACACTTGAACTTCCCTGGATTGGTCGTCCCACATGATGTACACCATTTTTCTTTCCAAACTCGGCTTGCCAAACTTGTCCACCCGCTTGTCCCGAGGGTCCGGCATCTCCTGAAAGACGGGATACCTTTTGTTGGAGGAGAACTGCAAGCCTGCTCCTTTGACCTTGGCTATCGTCATGACGTCAGTGTCCAAAGCTACCCACTTGATAGGCCGCTTCATCGTATTTGGTTGACCCGCAGACACCGGCAGATTGTTGTGAGGCATCTGGCCGGGGGCGACGGAAGGAACAACAGCGCCAGTCGGAGTGATTTCAACGTCGGTGATTTCCGTCATCACTAAGGCCCCGCCATTACCCTCAGTGTCTAGCGAGAACTTTTTGTTCTTAATGACGATGCCACCTTTGGTTTCTCGACAATTCAGTTTTTGCTTCTTATATTCAAAAACGTCCCAGTTAGTGACCCAAATGTCCCGGCGTGCTAGCTGGGCCATTACTGTAGAAGCTAGTTTTTCAAGAGGGACATCCTCATAGGCGTCACCGATGCGGCGTCTCATCTCTTTAGTCTCTTCTTTGTTGTATCCGCCCTCTTCAAGGCGCTCATGATACGAATAAATTACTTCAAATCCCATGTGTTACCTTTCTAATTATTTCTGAATCAATCCAACGCCGTATCTGGTGCCAATAACAAGGGGTTCCCGATTCTTAGCCTTACAAAAATCAAGATACGCCTGACCCGTAGCACGATGTCGGTTGATATAGTCTGAAATTATTAACGCTCCTAGCTTCAATTCTGGCCACAAAAGGTCATAGAAAAGACGATGCTTGTCGTATGCGGCCTCCTCATTGAGGATAACACAATCCCAAGAAGTCGCTTTCAACCGCTCTGCAAAACCGTCGTCACTAACAGACCCTACATGCACATGGAATTCGCCCTTAAAGTTACATTTGACGTTAGCCCTCCCCATACGAGGCGAATAGAACTCCTCCGTCTTCTCTTGAAACCCTAAGAACTTCTTCACCGTCTTACAGCCTTTGAGGAAGCAACCACTACACAAACCTAGTCTGAAACCGATTTCTAGTAGACTCTCAGGTTGGACTTGAGTGCCAAGGAAGTAGTAGAAGGGAAGGTAGCGGGGGTCATTATAAGCAGCCGTTAGCCTAGATTCTTCGTCTATGACACGCATGGAATCCAGGAAAATACGAGAGGGTAGCTGCTTTGACAGCTTGAGTTCAACATGCTCTTTGATGTCTTCTAGTTTCACCCACTAAAAGAGTAAAGGCCATAAAAAGTGAGGGACAGTCATTGCTGACTGTCCCTCTATGATAAACCCGACTTATGCCGGGGCTAACACTGGATTATGCATCCAGCCTTTTAATTGCAATCGTCTTCCGCTCAGGTACTTTCAATTCGGGAACTTTCCAGGTGAGAGACAAAATACCATTCTTCATAGTGGCCTCTGGCTCTCCTTCAACATAATCCGGTAAAACCATAGACCTTTCAAAAGAAGACCGACGCAATTCCTTCACATGATACTTAGCTTCGTCATCAGCGTACTGATGCTCCTCAGACATACGACCGGAAATCTTCAACAGTCGTTTCGCTGGCTTGTCTACGCCGACGCCTTCATGCTGAGGCAAAATTTCTACTGTTACATCGTCTGGATTGACACCAGGGAGTGCTACTTCTACAACCCACTTACCGTTTGAGGTAAGCACATCCAACCTTGGGTATCCAGCCTTCCCCTTAATGGTAGATAGTGCCCCATCACTAAAGAATTCATCGAATATCTTGTTGAATGTTTGCTCGAAAGGGAAAAATAAATCCTGACGACTTGGAATCAAACCGTTGAGGCGGTTCATGACTTGCTCCTTATGTTAAAACCAATGATAAAACATTTGGTAAAGGACCGTTAACGTGTCCTAAACAGCGGTCGAAACTATCGTCCCGCCCATCTTATATAGTAACTTCTAACCATTATATCCACGGCGTTCGTAATCCATTGTGGATTCGCCCCTGGATACACGGGCAATAGCCTTGCCCAAAACATCGGCCTGATGCCTAGCAGAGGCCGCATGACCAGAATACCCAATACGCTCATAGGTATTGGCAGTCTGGTTGCATTGTTCGATTTTGCCTAGTAAGTCCCTGATAACGGCAGGCTTCTCAGAATCACTGTAGTAAGTGCCGCCTTTTCCGTCATAACTTCCCATGATAGCTCTCCTAAAGATGACCCCATTGTACAAAAAAGTAGGAAAAGATACAAACACGATTTGTACCTTTTCCTATTTGTAGGAGTCTGTCTCCTTTGAAACAGTACATGCCTTGTGGCTCAAACCATCCAAGGCCCATGAAAGCCATGTTTCACTCTGAGCGGCGTATAACCCATACTCATGGGCAGGGTTAAATCCTTGACCCTCAGAGAACAGAAAGCACCTTATGTATGGCTCTCATTCTTTAATTTTGTGTCCAACCACCTAAAAATCGGCGTCATTATATGAGTGTGGAAGTGAGGAGAAACCTTAATCTCATACTGCTCCCACACTCCCTTGGCAATATCAGCTAACGCCTGGTAGCGGTCGCAACCCCTTACCACCTTTGCAATTACGCAAAAACAGGTGCTTCTGGCCATGCCTGCCGCACAGTGAACGAAGATGTCAGCGGGCGACATCTGAACCCAATACCAAATCCTCTCCATCTCCAGGACTGGCACTTCACTCCCCTCAAGGTAGTTAATGACCAAATGCTGGACATTTTGGTAGTTAAGCTCCTGATGGCCGACATCTCCTTTTTGGACGAATTCACAGACGCCGTTCTGCTTCTCATGCCATATGTGAACAGTCCTGAAAGGCTTCAAACCACAGGCATGAAAGTTACCAACCCATATACCGTTTCCTACGGACGCTAGTTGCGGCATTTTTTGGCCAACCATTCTTCTGAAAGGAACAGAACATTGGTCTTACTGTGCTGGAACAGCCAGCGAGATGAAAAGGGACTGTAATCGCCCCTGCCGTGGTCAATCACCACCACCGTATAGATGCGGGAGTTGATGATTAACTTAGTGCAGTCGATACATGGCACCCCGCAGTGGCAGAACATATAACAGCCTGCTACGCTGCGGTGTGCCCTGATGATGGCGTTGGTTTCGCCGTGGGCACAAGTGCAAAGCTCCAACCGTTGCCCGCTAGGAGCGTTAATGAGCTTTCGGGGACAGACGTTACCGCAACCCGCATTACACATCAGGAAGCTTTCAAGATACTGGTCGCAATCATCATCCTCGTTAATTTCGTCAGAAGGATGAATACTCCTGCTGAGGGCTAGCTTCTCTTCCTTCTTTAACTGCGGCCAGAAAACATCCCTGAGATAGCCTTCGTCGTCGCAGGGCGGCGCACCATCAGGAGGACCATTATGTCCTGTACTGACTAACACACCCGTCTTGGGGTCAGCAATGACCACCCCAATCTGCCTGGATGGGCAGGGATTCTCTGCTTCCTTGACATGCATAGCCATGCTCATGAAGTATTTCACTTCTTGCTCATTGAAGCTGCACCAGGTCGGCAGACCGTCGTTCGGCCATTCAGCACTTACTTTGTGAAGCAAACCCATGTTAATCCACCCAAATAACTACAGGACTGGTTTTACAAGACCCATCACCTTGCATGTTAAAACTCCGCATCACGAATCTTGATAGCCAACTCGATGTAACTCTCAAGTTCGTCCATTGTTACTTCTTCGCCCCGCTCCGCAAGCTGCCTGAGCAGGTCTTGCTTCTCTTCCGGGGATAGGAAATCTAACTCAGGCCCCCGCCGCAACCGGCGATTGAGCTTCTTGAGCTTGTTGACTATCCAACCGCACTCCTTGGGAGTGAACTCATAGCCCGCTTCGGCCATATCTTGCCTAATCTCTGGTATGCTTCTCATGCTGCCCTCTTCTTTCGGTAATCGTTCCAGATTTGAAGGTCGAACTCTGCAACGCTAAGGCCAGACTTCTTGGCCAGTTTTAACTTCCAGATACTGTAGCGTCTGGACACGCTTTGCAACTCCTCATAAGAACTGGTCCTGAATCTCAAGATACTTATTCTTGTTAGAAGGCGTCGTCTTGGGAACGTCGTAGTTACGGTCGGCCATATACCTGAGAATGTGGACATCCAGGCAAGCAACTTCGGCGTTGCGACGGCTGTGCAGGATGAACATGCGGGAAGTCTTGAGGCCGATGCCATGAATCTTTTCTAGGTCGTCTGCCGTACAGGTGCGGAGGTCCAGACCTGAGTTAACTAACTGATGCACCCCAATGGATTTGGACTTGTAACATCCAATACCGCTGGAATACAACATTGCCATGATGAGAGTTTGGTCGAAAGCTCGGAGGCTGGCAAAAGGTTGAAACTCTTTCATACCGATATGCGAGCGTTGTAAGAGCCTATCTAGCCCCTTGGCTGTTGTAAGAGCGTTCTTACCCGCAACCAAGAGGCTAAACAAGGCCATCTCTTCCAGTTCAATCACAGTTCGGTCGAACTTAGTGAAGTGAATCGGGTCAACCATGTTAGTCCCTATTAAGCGACTTTTGATTTACATTCACAATGACTGTTAACTTCCAGATACTGTAGCGTCTGGACACGCTTTGCAACGTGAATCGTCATGGCGACGGCTTCCAGATAACAATTTCTGTGTATCCGATGTCGGTGCAAAACTTGAGTATCTCGAAGCCAAGGTCTTCGCCACCATTGCTACCAAAAACACAAGCTCCATCGACTTGTGGAATATCCTCTTTCATCACCATCGAACAAACCTGCAAAACGGCGTTTTCAAAACTGCTACTGGAAAATAACTCCGTCATTGCAGGTGTACGAAAATGCGAAACAAAAATACCAAGCTGTTCATCGGTGTCGAGGCCAAATGAGTAAGCTGGATTGTCACTTCCAGATACTGTAGCGTCTGGACACGCTTTGCAACCTTAACTGAGTTGGGCAAGCTTTACGGTGTCACCAGCTTCCAGATACTGTAGCGTCTGGACACGCTTTGCAACGTACACATGGTTCGTATTTGAAGCGAAATAACTTGCGCATAACTCATCTCCTGTTTTGTAACTTTATCAGTTACTTTTGAAAAAGTCAATGTCATTGGTTTTCCAACTGTGCCTCTGCGTCCTTAACAACATCTTCGATGCGTCTTTCTGCGAAATGGTCTAAACGAGTTGCGTAAACACTTGGATTGAGCTTGTCCATTTCCTTGCGGAGGAAATGACCTCGGCTCATAGCGTTATCATGGTTCTTGTCCCAGGCCCGCAAGTGCTGTTGTAACAAGCGGACGTTATGTTTGGCGGCAAGAAACATATCCTTGGCTGATACCACATCCTGGTCACACTTCGCCTGGGCCTCGGCCATCTTGTCACTGGAGCCATTCTCCTTGTTCTCCTTGAACTTGTCGGAGTAAACGACTTCATACGCAAGTTCGTACTTCTGCATGAGATACTCGGCGTCGGCTAACTTGGCACCAAAATAGTCGTACCAAGAACCTTCTGTTTCCAGGTAAGTGGAAAGTGTAGATTCATTGAACTGCAAAGGAGTTGGGTCTAGTTTAACCTCTTCTTTACCTAGTACGACTATGTTCATGTAATCAAATGGCATGTTATTTTCCTTTAATGTTCAGAGTGGTCGGGTGTCCAACTACCCTTACGGCTTTCTTTTGATTCTATCTCTAACTGCTCTAGTTGTTCATCAGCAGACTTAACGATGCCCTCGGTAGGGTCCACCTGTTTTGTTTCTAGCCTGGATGAGGTTTTATCTACACCTTTGGAAACCACTTTCCCCATCCGGGTGCGATAACGTTCTTCACTAACTTCCCACATATCAAGGGTCTGTTGTTCGTAGTCGAACTCCATCTTGAAATCATAGCGGCTTTTACCGTTACGGGCCTTAGCCACATAAACTCTAGCGACCGATGCTGCTTTCTCATCCTTGGTCTGTGTAATCGTCCAGAAAGCGTCCAACACCTTGTTCTGATAGAACGACTCACCCTGCATACTTTCATCCATCAGTTCGTCCAGCGTTAGCTTGGAAGCACTGCGGTTGGGCTGAATAGCAATCATGGTGCAATGCTTTTCCTCGGCACCGAAACCACGCAAGTCTCTTAGTGTCTTCCAACGGCTTTCCCAACCGTCCATGCCCGGCATGTCCTTCAAGTCGCCGGGGTAGTCAACAACCATCAAGTCGGGCTTGAACCCGTACATGACTAATTGAGCGTAGAACGCCTTAATTGTGTTGATGTCGGCAGTGCCGGACGGGAACTGCTTAATGTAGAGCCGCTTCCGGTCAATGAAATCATTCAGTTGGTCGTTGATGGCCACCTTAACGTCCTGGCGGCGTGCTATAAGTTGGTGCTGACCAATCTTGGCTATCATCGAGTCGAAACGGGTAGCGATAAGGTCTTGGTCCATTTCGGTCGAAATGTACAAGACCTTCTTGTTGCGGTGAAAGACATTCTTTACTGCCGCCTTCACTAGACACAAGCTCTTACCCGTACCAGGCGTACCCATCCAGGCCCCTAGCTCACCGATATGAAGACCGCCGAAGTTGAACCCTTCGTCAATCTTGCGGAAGCCAGAGGTAAAGACATCCTTCTCTTCTTCTTGCTTGCTGAGGCGGTCATACCGCTCGTCGATAGTGCCGAAATACTCCAGGCCCAGGTCTAGTTTTCGACCCACCAGACTCGCTTCCTTAGTAATCTGGCCAACTTTCGTCCAAGTCTCATCGGACTCCGGGTTGCGCCTGATTAACTGCTGACACTGCCAGAAAGCCATCTTCATGGCCTGAGTCTTGGCGAAGGCTGTTACTTTGTCCAGAATCGCTTCGGTAGAATCCAGGCCCGGCATCAAGTCGCCGATGCCGCCCTTGGTGTGATAGTCGTAGACGGTGTTTAGTTCACCAACATAAAGAAGCCTCATCGCCTCGGCGGTTTCGCCGTCCCGATGACGCTTCTTGAGATGCTCGCTGATTTGCTCCCGCAGCCAAATCTTGCTGGGCTGCTGGTTGTACTTCGCAAAGTGTTCCAGAACAAACTTGCAAACCGTCTCATGGATTTCGTTCAAAAAGTAGTTGGGCTGTATCAAATCAAGACTCTGCACAAGGAAGAACCTTTCGCAGAGTAACATGCCCAAAACGACTCTTTGGAAATCCTCAGACCAGATGAACTTTGCTGCTTGTTTCTGTTGGTCCGGGTCGATGAATGCGTCAACAACTGACTGCTGTTGACTGGTTAGTTTTTCTTCCATTTCGTAACCTCCTGCTCATTAGTCCTGTCACCAAGAATAGCCCAGAGGCCACGATAAAACAATAGGACTCCAAAGGCATTTTTTTGACGACTTGTTGCTCAGTATCTACAACACTGTTCGCCTTTATTACATCCCCAATGAATGGATATAACTCACCTTTTTTGCTGTATCTCAAGTAACTTCCATGCCCGTCAGCGGCAATTTGCTGCAAGACCTCTTCGTCTAAATCTGAATAGTATATGTTCTTCTTTTCATCCCTGATGTAGTCCTGAAAGTTGCCCTTGCTATCACGCAAGATTAGTGGTGTGGGCTTGTTATCACCGATGCCCACTGTATACACTTTGAAGTTCTTGGCAGCTATCTTCTGTACCACCCCAAGTAACTTACTTCGGTTAACCGACTCGTCCTTGCCGCCGTCTGAAAGTAGTATGATGATGTTAACCCCTGGACGGTCTAGGTTATCATTCTTATACACATCACCAGAGAATACTTCAAAAGCCTTAATCAAATCCGTACCTAGCGACGGCGCAGAACCATCGTCCATCGAATTGAGATGACTTAGGAAAGCATTGCGACTGTAAGTTAAAGGACAATAGTACGGGTTGGCGTCACCGGCAAACGGAATGATGGAAGCCTCATACGACCCGTCAAGGCGGGTGTAAGCCTCTGCTATCTCCGTCTTGGCAGCTACTAATCGGTTCGGTGAAACGTCTTCCCCGTAAGCCATTGACAACGAAACATCCACCAGGAAGAACAAGCGGACGTTCTTGTACTTCTTCTCTGTGGTTTGCATGCGGGTGTATGGTTGTGCCAGCCCTAACACCACTAGAGAGAGAACCAAAGCTTTGAGGGCAGCAGAGACAAGTCGTTCTTTCCAAGTTGGAACCCTGCTACGGTAAAGAAAGCTTTGGTATTGTTTGGTGGTTTCAAACTTGCGAAAGTAACTCCAACTCCAATACCAAAGCAGCACCACTACAGGCAACAGTAAAAGTAGCCATAGGAAGTCTGGTCTATCGAAGCTCATGTCAAATCCCCTTGAGCCGACCTCGGCCAGCCTGATTTGCTGGCATCATTTGCGGTCTGTTGGTTCCCGGCTGAATTGCTCCACTTAACATCTGCTGTTGGTTCTTGATTAGCAACTCGATGTTGATGACAGTATCAATATCACGGGCTTTGTATCTTAGGGCGTGTTTCCAATAAATCAAAGTTTGGTCAAACAACTCCTTAGCGGTTTCCGGTGTCGAAAGGAATTGCGTATGACGATAGTAAACCTCTCCCTTGAAGTAGTTCAGAGAGAAATTGAAGTTATCGTCGTCGGGCTGCTGCTGAATGCGGTCACACAACTCCTTCGCTTCCTTGTACTGCTTAAAAGCAGCTTCAAGGTTCTTAACTACTAGTGGGTGGAGTGGCGGCGGGGGAGGCGGGGGCTGTAGAACAGGTTGTCCCATTTGGTCAAACACAGGCGGCGGGGGCGGCGTGGGCGGCGTAGCCAAAGCATTGTTGACTTCAACCGCCTTGGCAAGACTAACCTCTGCCTCCTCGAAGACGGCGGTGGCAATAGCCAACTGCAAAACGGGTTCAAGCCGCTTGTGTCCCTTCGCTCTACCTTGCAGGGCTAAAAGACAATCTTTGTCTTTCGTGGAAGTAATGAGCCTGGAAAGCTCATTAACCTCCTCTGTTTCTTTGACAAGAGCGTCTCGGCGACCTTCTGCAACCAGACGGTCTTGCTCATGGTAGTGGTTGTAGGCCAGTAGCCCCGCTCCTGCTAAGGCTAACAACAGACTGAAAAGCAGCCATTTCATGTGTCATACCTCTGTATCCCAGATACTGTAGCGTCTGGACACGCTTTGTAACTCCTCATGCAACTTCCAGATACTGTAGCGTCTGGACACGCTTTGCAACCTTAACTGAGTTGGGCAAGCTTTACGGTGTCACCAGCTTCCAGATACTGTAGCGTCTGGACACGCTTTGCAACGTACACTTCCAGATACTGTAGCGTCTGGACACGCTTTGCAACTTCCAGATACTGAAGCACACAAATGTTTATGTCTAGCGGGAGGTTGGTTATGCTATTTTTTGGCATAACTCGTTTGAAGCATGACGTTTATGTTCCAAAACATACGCATCTTCGTTTTCACCACCTTTCCTATCGCAGGACATGCCTCTCAACAAGAGATTTGCTGCTCCATTCAAATCTCTATCCCATTTTTTTCCACAATGCTCACAAGTATACTCTACCTGGTCTGCAAGCTCAGTTACCTTGTGACAAACATGGCATTCTTTTGAAGAATTCCTAGCCTCAACCTTCTTATGATGCATATTTTCCTTCAAAATTTGCATAAGTCGGCCCGGCGATACAATGTCACGGTAGACACTAACTGCACTGTTATGTTCCTTATCAGGAGTGGGAGTAACTTTCATCTTAGCTAGGTCACTGTTTTCAACATACAATGTTGCAAAAAACCTGCGTAGTTTAGCCGCAAAGTTCCTGTAAAAATTGTCCCGACGAACAATGAATTTTTTCCTTTGTGAGGACTCCCAGTTATGAAGATGAACGTCCTGACTGGCCCAGTCTAACAAAGCCTTCAAAATAACACTGTCCCCTTCAACCTTTCCTGCAATCGACCACCACCACGCAAAATTCCTAAGTCGGCTAGAAGACTTCCATTTATCAAGACCACTAAGCCTTTGGCTAAGCCAAGTCGGCAACGGCCCTTGTTCATCAACCCAAGCCATTAGCTGTGCCTTCATTGAATCGAAGTTTTTATCACGAATAGACCTTATATCTCTAGCCTTGATATAATAATCGACAAGCCCTGCTGGAATAACTAGCTCGCCATGTTCAAATCGCCCATCTTTATAACCAGCCCAGTAAGCACAACGTAAGCCTTTTTCGGTTTTCCTCCAACCATAGTCTACAGCAACATCGCCATCCCTGGCTAAATCTTGTTTGGCAAAACCTAGTCCATTACTAACAACAAACTGAATTTGCCAAGTAAACTTAGTGCCTACTTTTCTCCTTATCAAATAGCACCATTTGATTACTCCAGATGGCAGAGGCCGGTCCATAAAGAACGGCAACTGAATGAAGGTATCTTTGTATTTTAGATGGACGATTGTGAATGACTTCGACTTAGTTCCTGCCAGTTTGCCGCCTACAAAAATTGGAACGGCAACTTCTTTGACGGAAACTTTTAGCCTGGTATCTTTACCAGCACACGCCTCGCTCCAAGTCACCCCGCCCTGAAATTGCCAACAAAGACGACCGCATCCGTCATAAGAGCGATACGACGGCCAAACCCGCTTATCCTGAGACTGTTCGATGCCTAAATAACTACCCCACGCTAACCCTTTATTACGGCTGTACTCTTTTCGTAGTGCTTTTCGAGAAGCCCCATACACATCATTCAAAACAGACAACCTTTCAACATACGTCGCATCATTACTCATTGATGCTTTTTGCTCACGTTGTTGATGGACTAACTTTGTTTTCTCCGCTTTCAAAGCCTTGATGGCATTTTTCTGGTCTTTGGTCCCAGAGTTTTTCTTCTTGGCCTGCATATTCTGCTTCCTAATTTGCTCGAACAATTCCTCAATCTTGAGATTGAGGGCTTCGATTTCATCATTACGAGCAGCATAGCCTGGATATAACTCATTCCGCAGAACAGATATAGCCTCCAATTCTTTCCTTCGTACAGAAACTAAATCATTGTAATAGTTGTTGCAAAGAGACAACTGCTTCAATAACAAGCTTGCATCATAGCTGCTAATTCTCACCACTTTTTTGTCAACCACATCGTAAGAATAAATACGAGATGGAAGACTATCATTGCCGAACATATACTACCCTCACGGTTATTCGATGTATTGTACTACAAAAACTGAAACCAGTCAACTATACCTCTGTAAAAACACGGCTAACTGTGTTTGCCAAAACTAGATTGACCAAGAAGAAACACAACCCTCCAGTAGCCAACCACATCGCCAACGACCTATCTTCGACTCGCTCCATAATAACATACTCATTTGCCTGGCTTTTTACAATGTCTGTATAAGCCTGGTCGAAGCGAGCTTGATTGTATTCCCTGATTACAACTCCGTTACCGCCCGACTCCTTGCAATATAACATCACCAAATCTTGCAACTGTTCTACAGAGATAACGTAGACTCTAATCCCCAAGAGTCTGCACAGGTCCATAATCTTGTAGCAGGACATTATGTGTTGTGTGCCTTCGGGCTTGTCGAAGATGCCATCTGTGAAAATCACCAAAGAGGCACCTTTGGCCCGGTCCTTGTTCTCAGCTACAACCTTGTTAACCAGTGAGTCCTGTTTCACTCTTAGTCCTTGACCGTACATGCGGACTTGCAGACGCTTCATGTCGTCTGATAACTCTGTGCCCTTGTTGACGTTCAAAACCAAGAATACACCTGCCCACAACGCCTTCTCTAGCTGTGTGTCGCCGTTCATGGGAGGCCGTCTATAGTCAATGTATGACAACTTCTTTGTAACAAAAGTAGGGTCATCCACTAAATGTGACACCACATAGGCATCATTGGCAAAAACCACCGCCCCCACCAAGTCCTTAGAACCATCATTCCTTTGGTCCAGGAGCTTCAAGAAAGCTTCATTACCCTTGCCCACCGTCCCTAACGCCCGACCCACTCCCCTGTCTTTGTTGGCCTCAACCATAGAGCCAGAGCCGTCGTTAATCAGAACATACTTGTGGACGGACAGGGTTTGCTTGCTTTCAGTAACTTGAAACTGTGGGTCGGCAGCAGCAAGGATGAAACAAGTCAAAGCCAAGAAAAAACAAACAGTCTTTATCGCCCGCCAACGACTGACCCCTGACACCTGGGACAGGGAATCAACGTAGGAGTGGCGAAGAAAATAGCGTTGGTGACGGAACCACAGGAACAACGGCACCAACGCAAACAGCAACAAGAACAATGGCTGCTTAAACATCTAATGACCTATTCTTATAGAACAGACGTATGGCCTTAGACAACGTATCGACATCAGGAGTAGCTTTTTCCTGGTACAGCTTCTCTAGTTCCCTAAAGATAGTCGCCACTTCAAGGTTAACACAACTGTCCGCACTCACAGGCGTATGAACGTCAAAGAACGTAGCCAACACCTTAGCCATCTGCTTGCTAACCTTGTGGTAATAAGTCTGCCAGTTGGTGTCCAGGTTCCAGGACATCTTCCGTAAATCCTTCCACAGTCGTTCCTTGCCACGACTTTCGCTCAACGCTAGCCACCAGTTGTTGGCCACCGAGCCAGCAAAACCACCTGCCTTGCCCAAGGCAACGACGCCACCCAGAAGTAACAAGACAAAACCTACCAAATTAACGTAAGGAAGCTTGTTGGCCACCTTTACTTCCGGCGTACTTACCTCTGACAGTAAATTCTTCTGTGTTATCGCCTGGATGTCATCAATTTCACCAAGAACACTGTTAGTGCTAAATGAGACTGTTGGCACCAACACAGTCTTGGCCTGTTTATCTTCCTCATATGCCAGGTTGAATTGAGCGATACTCGCCTGGTGGTTTCTGCACAGACGGAACTTATAGGTTATGATATAGGTCGTCTTGTGAAGCCCCTTCTCTTCCTTAACCATTGGAGGATTGGCGTCTAGCCAAATATCTTCTATCTGCTGCACTGGCGGGGTTGTAGGAAGCAAGTCAGTGCGAACTTTGATGCCTGGGACGAACACATCGACCACGATTGTATACTGCCGCATCTCTCCCAAGTTGGTTTCGGCGGGCGTAGTAACAAACGTGGAAGCGGTGATTTTCCCAATCAAAGGCTGGAAATTGGGTCTGCACCACTTCACCCAGGCAGTATCCTGAGCCACTATATTGGCCAAAACCAATACGTTGGACGGTATCTTAGTTTCCTTAAACACAATGGAGTAGTTGTTGCCATCAATGTTATTGATGGTTTCAATCTGAACCTTGCCCAGGCTGTTTAGCCGTCGCCTTAGCAGTATCTCTGTGACCGGAGATGTTGTTTGCAATAACACTTCCGGCAGAGGGATGGATTCTACCCCTTCCCACATGACAACCGGATAAGCTTTATGGCCTCTGACCAATTCGTTAAGAATTTCCAGGGTTTCTTTCTTGCCCTTGGTAAACACCATTACCCCTTGTCGGTCGCTAGTCTTGACAACCGATACTGACTCTACGCCGTCCTTGACCTTGAGTTTTTCAGTAAACTCCTTGGTGACTGGACCTTCTACGAAGACTCTGTGTAACATACGAACGCCATGCAGCTTGTGCTGCTCGTCGTAGTAGTGAAAATGCGCCATCTCGTAAGGGGCGGGATTTTCAATCCTATCGGCGGCAGTCAAAAGGGCAAACCATAACGCAAGAGCTTCCATCATATCAACCTCTCAGTAAGTATCGAACCAGGGGAAGCATAAAGTTCTCCTGGCTGATGTCTATGAAAATTGGTTCAGCACCGCCACGGCGTAAAGTGAGCCTTAGTTTCTCCCGCCATTTCAAAAACGCCTGAGCATGCTCCGTCGCATGTGACATATCCCAACCAACTTTGTCGTTTGTTTCTGCATCAAGAAAGTCAACTACAAACGGTTGTTTCTCGAAGACCCAATCGCTAGGGTCGAAGAATACCAAAGCTAAGACTGAGTTACCTTTGCCTGCGGCTACATTCTTTAGGTAATTTACAGTCTTGTCGGATATATCATAACAAAAATCCGATAGAAGCACAATCATGGAATTTGTTGGCGATGTCTCGGCGGTACGCCTTAAAGCTGGCTCTAACAAAGTGCCAGCGGGGTAAGAACCCTTCTCATACCACCGCTCTAAAACATCAACCATGTGACGAGCATCATAACTTGGCTCAACGACTTCATATATCCTGTCTGAGAAAGTGATTAAACTCACCGGGTCGTTAGCCATGTCAGCGACATGAGCCATGTACAAGGCGGTTATTGTTGCCGCCCCTGCTTTAGCTTGGTGAGAAGCACTAACATCCATGAGCAGAGAAACCGTCAAACCCTTCTCAGGATTGAATACCCTGGACATGGTTTGGCTGCTACGCAGGCTGGAACGACTGTCAAGACGCTTGTCGCCAGGTTGATATTGTCTGGCGGTATCAACGTCGATTAAGGAGTCATGCAGAGAACTAAGATGGACTCCCGAACTGTAGGAGTTTATGAATTGTCTTGCAACAACTTCGAGAGTCCTGAACTTTCGTCGCTTTCGCATTTTTGCTCACATCTACAATCGCTTAGACTAGTAATGGTCTTAATTTGTCCCAGTATTTTCTACAGATTAGGTCATCGAATACATCATTCTTGTTGTAGTTTAACCAGTATGTTTCGTCCCGAAACTGACCACAATCGGCCCTGCCAAGGGCCTTTTTCCTTTCGAAATCTTCCCGTGACCTTACCATGTAATGGTTGATACGAATTTTCTTAGCTGGTTTTTTATCGTTAAATGGACCATTAACCACTTCATAGTCTTCGTCAACAGCCCAACTCTCAGCGTAATTCAACGAATGGGGCTGCCCTTGAAACCTGATGGCCTTACTCGGCTGCACAATGCTCTTAACTTCTCTATTGATTCCCTCCTCGTCTTTCGTCCGGTAGAGAAAACTAGGGATTTGATACGTTGGAGCCTTTGCCAAATCAGAGGAGCCAAAAACTCTCCAGTTAATTACAAGCCCAGGATAAGACTCATATTTCTCCAACACCGATGGAAGGTCGTCTTTCTCTATAGGTAAAACAAATTCATCTAAATCCACAAACATCAACCACTTGGTCCATGTTTTACTTTCTTGAACCATCTTGTTGTGAAGTACCCACGACCCTAAAGGGTCGGGGCTTCCTCTTTCACCCACAGTCGCTTGTGTTCCATTTAGGAGGTAAGTCTTACACCATGTCCAG